CATCACTGATCTGCGCTGAGGCAGTAACCACATTGGACGCGGCTATTTTTCCGCCAGTAATCGCATTGGCAGCAATGTTGTCGGTCTGAATAAACTCTACGTTTGCAACCTTTGCTGTGATTGCCGCAGTGGTGATAGCTGATGCTTGAATAGCACCGATTACAGCAGAATCAGCAAAAATTTCAGAAGTATTGATTTCAGATGAGGTAATCGTATTTGCTGCAATCTTTGTAGCAGTCACCTCATTAGCTTTGATGGCATTCGCAGTTACTGAGTTAGCCGCCAGCTTATCGGCACTTATAGCCCCTGCTTCTATCTTGTCTGCAATAATTGCATTTGTTGCAATGGACGCTGCAGTTATCTGCTTAGTATTTATGTTTGCCGCTTGAACCTGCCCAAATACCTGAGTTGCTAGGTCTATTTCATCAGATAAGTCAGCCGCAGCAATTGCAGCAGTCCAGCTTGTTCCGGTGTATCTATACAATTTGCTGTCACTGGTCAGCATCACAACCCGACCAGTTGATAAATTCGTTGTCGGCAGCGCACTAACACGCTCAACAGGGCGCAGATCATCGCTGAATAAGTTGTCGCCTAAAGTCCCGCTGATGTCGGTAGTTTTGACCAACGCTGTAAACTCTGGCACCGTCGAGTCGTACCTGTAAAGTTTGGCATCTGACGTTAGAAATACAGTTTTTGGCCCAGTGTAACCAACAGGCGAAGGTAGGGTTGTAACTGCCGAAATAGGCTCTATGCCAGCAGCAAACGATGCCGCAGTTATTGCGCCGGGGTCTACGTTACTTGCGGTGTATAAGTCTGTTGTCCACGCTGAACCCGTCCACACATAAAGCGTGCTGGTAGTGGTCAGGAACTTAATCTGCCCAACATGATCGCCAGTACCCAAGCCAGCAATAGAAGTTACCGGGGCAATACCAAAAGCATCACCCGCTTCAAACTGATCAAGCACTGACTGAGAAAAATCATCTAGCACGATCTTTTGGGTGGTTGCCGAGAATGTCGCGCTATAGCCAGAAACGTTTCCTGATCGGTCAACACTTCGCAGCCAATAGTATCTGGTGACGGCATTACCCAAGCCAGTAACTGTGTGCTGGTCTGACTTAGTTTTGACAATCAAACTAGAGCCGGGGCGGTTGTCTACGGTGTTCTCAAATATCTCGACATAAGCCAAGTCGCCGTCTGAGGGCAGGTCATAGTCTAGCTTGATTTGCTGAATGCCGCCGGTAGCAACTATAGATCCGGGGATTGCTGGCGCAGTCTGATCACCCTGCAAGGTAATTGTTTCAGTTATGAAACCAGACGTTTTACCAGTCAGCGTTACGGCGCGAACTCTGAACGTAAATTCTTCTAGTTCCTTCATGCCAGAGATTACAGTGTTATTGCCGTAGACGTTGACAGATGAGAACGGCCCACCCCCGCCTATAACTGCTTCGCTCACACTGCCATAATTTAACTCAAGCGTAGTGGCATCACCGACAGAGCCATAATCTTGCGTTGCAGTGTAAGTGTCACTTACTAAACCAAGGTCTATTTCGTTTTGAGAGGTTTGCTTGAATTCGACCTCGTAGAAAGAAACGTAGGTGTTAACAGTGGGCGCAGTCCATGAAACCCGAACCGCTGGCAATACCGAGCCGTCATTACCCAGAACAGTGGTTTCTACCAGAGTCAAGCTTGTGGGAGCGCCTTGATCTGCGGTGTTATCAACAATATCTGAGTAGTCTGGATTGTTCGGCCCGACTGTAGCTGAGATGGTCGAGGTATCATTGTCTGGGTTTCTGTCTGACTCGACAAAGCTGCCAGTACCAGTGCCGTATGCAACAGCCCTGATCCAGTAGTATCTCTCATCACCTACTGCTATAGGGTCAGCACCGTTTGACGCATCATGGAAGAACTGGGTTCCTAGCGTTCTGCCAATTTCTACTGAATTCGACCACGCAGAATTAGGCGATGCAAAAATTACAATCTCTTTAAATTTGCTAGTGTTAACCGGATTAGTCCAGTTCAACTCAATGTTCTTGAGGCCAGCAGTTGCGCTGAGGTTCTGTGGGTCTGGTACGCCACGGAATCCCTGAGTAATGGTGCCATCTGCTGTCGTGGTTGAATACTCACCAGCAGTGGGGTCTGCATAGCTACCCGCGTCATCTTCTACAAGGGTCAGGTTGACTGCGCCATCTTGAGTGTCAGCAAACGACCAGTTCACACAACGGAAAACTTTATTGCTGTAGTTTAACTCTGCAACTGTAACGCTAACCCTGTCGCCAATGTCTATATTCAATGCAGACAAGTTGGCAGGGAAGTTGATCACCTTCTGCTGATCTGACATTTGAATCTGCTTGTGAGCAATGCGCTGTGCCATGAAGCTGCTATTAGTGAAAGACAGTTGAACGTCTCTAGTAATAACCTCGTCATTGTCCCGACTAACAGCAGAGGTTAACTGTACCTGTGGAACCTCTGAGGTTTTGTGGTTTTGCGCTGGGTCAATAATAATTGGGCGGACAGTGTTGAACCGCTCGCCTCTCTCTACTGAAGTTTTAACCGTTATAGGGCCGGTCAAATCGTCTTCATCTAAACTGAGCGAGGGTGCTTCATAGACACCAGCTTTGATTCGATAGTTGCCGTTTGAGTAGAAAATGCTGCCATTCATCGAGGACAGAAGTTTGTTTAGGCTTGCGCGGTAGCTGTCAGTTGCAAAGATTACACCATTGGCTGTAAATCTTTTTTGTTGGTTTGAGTTTGGTATTACAACTAAAACATCACAAGCGTCTGCGGCGGTAACTACGTCTGCCCAATCTATCTTGCTTGCCGGAACACCTAGACCAAACTTTGCATCCATTAAAAAGTTTGCCGTGCATAAAGCAGGGTTATCAGTCCACGCTTGATAGGCTGCGTTTGTAGGGTTATCGCCTGCGGCATTACCGGCAGCAATATCTAAGCGCGGGTCATAGATGTCATTCTTACCCTTCACTAAGGCTTTGATATTTTGCGGCTTTAGCCTATCCCAAACTTCCTGTGAGCCATCATTGAGCGTCCACTTGGTGACAATGTAACTCACGCCTTTTCCTTGGTGTGCGCTAGTCCAAGGGGTGAAAGTGTTAGTCAATAGAGAACTAGATGCTTGAGTGTCTGTGCCCAGCTTTTTCTCAATCATACAAATTGTTTCAGACTCTTTCGGCCCAAAGGTGCCGCTTGTCACGGCATTGTTTGTTATTTGAGAATTGCTGATTATTTCATTGTCGAAATAGATGTCTGTGATCGCCTCGCACTCATGGCCTGTTAAAGCGATGCCGTGGTATAGGTCTCTGTTTTCGTCACCAGACACCCCGACAAAGAATATGGGGCCGCTGACGAGCGCCTGCCCATAAACTACCTTCTGAGGCTCAACCGTTCCTCGTACCGTTTGCTGTCTGGTTTTATCAGTATCAGCTTGAGGCATTGAAAGGTCAGGCATCAAGGACTTCATAGCAGCAGATGCCGCATAGACCCCAGCAGCTACGATCAACGTGCCTGCCGCGATTGCTACGCCTGTGGCAACACTTGAAGCGCCCAAGTACGTTAGAACTACTTTTGCACCTAAATCGGCAAGGAATGTGACTACTGGCGGCACTTTATACGCTCCATCCGTGTATTAGGTAACGGTCAGGGATTTGCTTCATTCCTCTTGTGGTTAGGCAAACAACTGAGCTTTGATATTTTATGCCGCAGACCTGCCCTATTACCGGAAGGTCAACAACGCAAGGGTCGCCATCTTTTAACTCATCAGAAGGCTCACCCAAAACAGTACCGACCAGATTAACCAACTCACCCTCACTACCTATCAACTCATTTGCTTTTTCTTCTGAGTCATAAGTAAACTGCGAAATATAGTCTTTGCCGGTCATTTCTTTAACTATGAAAGCTGCAAACTGGCAGCAGTCGGCATCTCCGTACTCAAACTGTCGCCGCTGCCATTTATTTAAAGCTGTTTGTACATTGGACATCTAGCCATTGCCCGGATTTACATCTACGGTTGCCATATTTGGCACGCCTCTAACACCGGCAACGGCATCACTATTCGGGTCACCCCAGCGAATCTTCGCATCCTCAATGTCAGCCATAAACTCAAACAGTAAGTCGCCAGAGTGGTCGTTTTGCTGCTGTGAATGGGTATATTTTTTATTGCTAGACTTGTCGAATCTAGCTAGCTCACTTTCAGCGGTTAACTGAATAGAATCACCACTGGTTTCACCAATGGAAAAATTCATTTGATCCATTGCGCCTTCCCAAACAACCGTCGGGTCTGCTATCAATACATCGTCAGCATCTAGCGCACCAAGGTAAACTGTCGCGGGGTGCATATAATAGTCTTCATTCAGCGCCGCACCAGAGACTGTCGCATCTAAACCTGAGAGGGTGAGGGTGATCTTGTAAGGGCTAACGTCTGCGCCTTCTTCTATCTGGCTGATCTCGCCAAAGTCACCAGTGCCTAGCCAGTCTTGCCCACCCCATGTATATGTACCAATAGAGTTGTGAACGTAGATTGTCCCACTTGGGAATTCTAGCTTTGCAAAAGTAACTAGAACAACGTGACCGGCACTTAACGCGTCTGCAACCGCTGTAGGAAATCCACGGCTCACGCTAGAACGTCCTCAACGGCTTCTATGTTGAAGCTGCTATGAATGTCTATTGTGGTATTCCAAGAGGCTGGGCCAGCAAGCATGAATACGCCCTGAACCGGCGCAGTGTAATCAACTATTGTATCGTCAGGCGGTGACTTCCTGATGGGTGGCGCGATTGAAATAGAAACGTTGCCAGAACCATCAGAGTTAGTGTCAGCCACAACCATGTGCAATTCATTGTTAAACGAAACGTAATCGCCTTCACGAAGGTAGTTGTTAACGTTCGCAGTGGCCCCGTCACACACTAAAGTTGTACCTGACTGACTAGCCCCATTGACAACTAAATTGCCGCCACCGGCCCCTCTGAGCGTGTGTGAGTGGTCTTGTAGGGTAAACCTGTGCTGCTGTCCGTTTAACTTAACTAGAAACGCTTGCATTGCCTTTCGGTCATCGCCAGATAGGTTATTAAACTGCAATGATGCTTTCCACAGCGAACCCTTGCGCGATGCTGTCTGCACTGCGTTAGTCAAAGGTGACTGATAGGTGCGAGTGTTACTAACCAACTCAAACGTATTAGTTGCTGGTGTAATGTTTGGAAATGCGAACGTAGCCATTAAGCGAACCTTCTTCGGCGCATGAGGTCTTGAATAGTCATTATAGTCTGCTGTGAGGTTTGCGCCATTGCTGATTTGATTTTCTGGTCAACATCTGCGCCGCTGCCTCTGGCATCTACGTTATTGACGACAGTTATTCCGCCCCCGCCCATTTTCTTGTTTGAGGCAATAGATCCGCCCTGACTTGGAATAAACATTTCAGGGCCACGCTCACCAACCATATACGGCTGCCCTGCTTGTACTGGGCCACCGATAGCTTTAGCAGTTAAACCGCCTCCCCCGCCAAGTCCCTTACCCCCACCAGTCATGTTTTTCATGAACGATATAAAGCCGCCAGTTATTTTGTCGATTATGAACAACTGTATGGCCTGAGCGATTAGGTTTTTTACCATAGACTTAAAAGCGTCTTTTAGGCTTGCAGTGCCTTCCACAACGCTCATCAGGCCTGCGCTCATATTCTTAACTGTTGTCTCTGCAAAGCTGTCCATTTTCTTTTGGAAGCTATCTATAGGTATCTTGTGAAACGCTTGATTCAACGCCCCTAAAATGTTCTCCAAGCTAGTTGTAGCATCTTCAACAGGTTGAACGTCTGGTGTTGCAACAACTAAGGGAATAGCCAAGTCCTCTCTTAATGTTGTTAGCTTGCTTAATATCCCACCAAATTTTTCATCTAAAT